ACAACTGGCTGAAAGAGTTAATTGCTTCGCCCGAAGTTTATTTGCAAAGAGGTAGCCAATACGTGCCTGTTAATATTTCAACAACAAGCTGGCAAGAAAAGAAACGCTTTGCGGATAAGACCTTTAATTTAGAATTAGATATCGACGTAGCTTATCAAATCAATTCACAATATCGATGATAAATACCGAAATTTTTATAGAAGATAATAGGTTAGATTTAAGCGAAGATTTATCTTCCGAGTTCACGTATGCAATAGATGATGTTACTGATTTTGCTTCGCGCAATACTAATTTTTCAAAAACAATTATTCTGCCCGGAAATGCAGTCAACAACAAACTATTCGGTCACATATTCGACTTTAACAACGCCAATTTCTATAACCCTCTCGAAGATAATGTGGGTTACAATTTTAACGCATTCAAATCAGCAAAGTGTGTTATTTATGTAGATAAAATACAAATCTTCAAAGGAATTATCCGTTTATTAGAAATAACAATCGACCGCGGTACAATAGAATACGAATGTGTTGTATTTGGCGAATTAGGTGGCTTTGTCAATGCATTAGGAATAAAGAAGCTTGAAAATTTAGATTTTTCTCAATACGACCACGCTTGGAGTTACAATAACATTGTCAATTCGTGGGAGCAAGCATCGGGAACTACGGCAAGCGGTATGGGGTATTTTTATCCATTAGTCGATTACGGGCAAGTATCGCATTCTAATAAAAAGAATTGGAATTTTACTGCCTTTCGCCCTGCATTGTTTGTTCGTGAGTATATGGATAAAATCATTACGAACGCTGGCTACACGTGGGAAAGCAATTTTTTCAATACTGCTTTTTTTAAACGATTAGTTATTCCCAATAACCAAAAGGTATTAAAAAAGTATTCATCGTTAGCACTTAAAGCGGCTGCAAACGTAACAACATATAGCGGAACGAATACCTTAGGTTTTACGCCCGAAGTGTTGGGGAATTTTACGTATAGCACAGTAACAAAAATATTCACTTACAATGCGCCTACCAACTTTACAGGCACAATTAACTTTTCTATTTTCGGGGAAATATTAACGTCAGGAACAATATTTTCAATTGCGGTTATTAAAAATTCCGATGTACTTTACAACTACGTAGGCGACGCGGTTGCTAATAGTGAATTTAACTTTGGAGTAGAAATACCAAATGTTACTTTTGCGCTTAATGACACTTTACGGGTAGAGGTAACAACCGACACCGATTATGAAATATTTATCGGTGCTATAAATTTTACGTCGGCAACACCGCAATATGTTAACCTTGGTTTTAATGAAATTATTGCGATTAATGATACTATTCCGCAAGGTATATTTCAAAAAGATTTTGTGGCTTCTATAATTAAAATGATGAACCTTTATATTATCGAAGATAGTATAAACGAAAAACATTTGAAGATTGAGCCGTTTGTAGATTTCTACCAAACACCTTTTCACTTTTTACAACTAAATGACCTTGAAGAAGAACTACTAATTGACAATCAAAATTTCTTATTATTAGATGACGAAGCTGGTCAAAACTTAGATTGGTCGTTAAAGATTGACCGAGCAAAAGCGATTAAGTTGACACCGATGGGCGAATTGAACGGAAGATATTTTGAATACAAATATAAACCCGATAACGACTTTTATAACGAAGATTATACCAAAAGATATAACCAAACATACGGGGATTATATTGAGGACACAGGCTTTGAGTTTGCAACTGATAAGCAAACGGCAGAAGTTATTTTTAGTCCTACGCCAATCGTAAGTTATGTTGGGGAAGATAAAAGATTTTCAACCATCTTTAAATTAACCAACACACAAAACACTCAATCGGAAGATACAATGGAAAGTAACATTCGTATTTTTCAAGTGCGTAAAATAACAGGTGTTACAAGTTGGCATATTAGGAACGGGGGTGGTAATGTTGGCTCTGCACTTACAACATACGGTTGGGGCGGTCACTTAGACAATCCAGACACACCGACAAGTGATTTGAACTTCGGTGTACCGAAAGAACTTTATTATACGCTTACTAATCAGTACCCAACGGCAAATATGTATAACGCATTTTGGAGTTCATACGTAGCCGAAATAACCGACAAGAATAGTAAACTATTAACGTGTTATGTTTATTTGAAGCTATCGGATATTTATTCTTTAGATTTCTCTAAACATATTTATATTGATGGTTCACTTTGGCGATTAAATAAAGTGATTGATTACAATCCATCCGTGCCTACCTCTACGAAATGCGAATTTTTAAAAGTAATTGAATTAACATACGCATAATGGCACAAGAAATTATTGGTTTTAAAATAGAGATTAACGGACAAGAAAAAGTCGTTAAATCTTTGGGCGAAATGAAACAATTGCTCAAAGAGGCAAATTTTGAATTATTAGCCGCTCAACAGAATTTTGGAGAATATTCAACCGAAGCAATAAACGCAGCCAAAAAAGTTGCTACGTTAAAAGATACATTACAGGAAGCTGGCGAAACTGCACAACTATTCGACCCCGGAAAAAAATTCCAAGCATTCGCTGGGGCGTTAAGTGCTGCGGCTGGTGGTATAACGGCTTTTCAAGGAGCATTGGGGTTAATTGGTGTCGAAAGTGAAAATGTAGAAAAAAGTTTATTAAAAGTACAAAGCGCGTTAGCTTTATCGCAAGGATTAAGTACGATTGCTGATAGTGTTAAAGATTTTGAAAGATTAAAGGCGGTAATTCAATCAACAACGGCTTTTCAAAAAATATACAACTTAGCTACAATCGCTGCGTCTGCTATTCAACGTGCTTTCGGTGTTGCCGTTACAACAACAGGTGTTGCGTTCAAAGCATTACGCGCGGCTATCATTACAACAGGTATTGGTGCACTTGTGGTTGGTATAGGATTACTTGTCAATAAAATAATGGATTGGGTAGATAGCGCATCCGAAGCAGAAAAAGCACAAGAAAAACTTGCAGCGGCTACTAAAAGATTAAATTCCGATATCGACAACCAGATTGCTATTTTAACTGCACTCGGAGATAAAGAAGATGAAATTTACAAGTTAAGGCTAAAACGTAACGAAAACGAATTAAATGTTTTAAGAAATAAGTTAAAAACACAAGGAAAATTAACTGATGAAGAATTAGAGCAATTTAGGAAACTAAAAACTGATAAAGAAGTTCTTGATATACAAGAAACAAAACGTATCAAGAAAAAAGATGAAGATGAATTAAAAGATAGAAAAACTGCGAATGATAAAGCAAGAGAACAAAGAGATGCAAATCAAAAAGAAATATTAGCTGCGGAAAAAGCATTAGAAGATTTACGTATTGAAAATATACAAAATGAATTTCTAAGAAATCAAGAAAAAATAAACTTAGATTTCAAACGCAGAAAAGAAGAAATAGAAAATCTTAAAATAAGCGAACAATTAAAAACCGCTTTGCTTATTGAAGAACAAACAAAGCGTGATATTGCTTTAGAAGAAAATGCTAAATTCTTACGTAAGATATCCAATGAAGCAAAAAAAGAAGCTAAATTAAATGATGTAAAAGAAAAGGGAGAAACATTAGACATTGAAACAAGATTTCAAAAAGATTTAGCGCAGATAGAAAAATTAAAGGTTGAAGTTACTAAAAACGCGAATGCACAACAATTAGCGGATGATATTGCAACTAAACAAGCGAGAGCCGATGTTGTTAATGGGTATGCTGATATTGCAAACGGAGTTGCAAATCTATTGCGTCAAGTTGCTGGGGAAAATAAAACATTACAAATTGCTGCTATTGTTGCAGAACAAGCGGGGTCAGTTGCTCGAATTATTGCAAATAATGCAGTTGCTAATGCCAAAGCTGTTGCAGTATCTCCATTAACGGCAGGACAACCATTTGTTAGTATTAACTCGATTAGTGCTGGTATTTCAATTGCTTCAACTATTGCTGCCGCTGCAAAAGGTATTCAACAAATTAAAGGTTCGGGTCAAAGCGTTGGTGGTGCTTCTACAATACCGCGCGGTTCTGCTGGTGCGCCAATATCGCCCGAACCACCTTTGGTAAACACACGAACACAATTAGATACAGGAACTATTCAACAATTAGGAAACGCAACTAATAGAGCGTATGTAATTGAAAGTGACGTAACTAATAACCAAGAAAGAATACGTAGAATTAACAGAGCGGCAAGATTATCATAAAACGCTATTTAATATTATGGAAAAAGAATTACCGATATATCGTTTAGACATAGTTGAAGATTTAGAAAGCAACGTGGAAGTAGATTTCGTTGCCTTGGTTGACAGACCCGCTATTGAAAAAGCCTTTTTAGCTTTCCAAGATAGTTATTCGGATTATCCCGATGCCGTTAAAAACAATGCACAAAACGCATTAGATTGGGCAGAGGAAAACGGATGGGGTTCGTGCGGTACACCCGTAGGTAAACAAAGAGCCAACCAATTAGCCAATGGCGAGCCTATCAGCGTGGAAACCATCAAGCGTATGTACTCGTTTCTTTCCAGACACAAAGAGAATGCGGAAAGTTCAAAAGGCTATGGCGATGGGTGCGGTCAATTGATGTACGATGCGTGGGGTGGTGCAAGTGCTTTAAGTTGGGCAGAAAGCAAAATCAAACAAATCGAAAGGCAAAGTTTTGCTATACAAGATGAAGAAGAAAGGATTATCACGGGTGCTTTAATGCTTGCCGATACTCCTATTTACCGCAACGATGGCAATGGCGAGTACTACGTTGTTTTTAGCAAAGACACTATCAAGAAGATTGCTCAAAAATATTTTAAGAAGGGTTACCAGAATAACGTAAATTTGATGCACGATAGCGGGCAAGTGATGGATGGGGTAACGATGTTTGAGAGTTGGATAGTAGATGAGAAAAGAGGTATTAAACCGATGAAAGGTTTTGAAGATGTAAAAGAGGGTTCTTGGTTTGGTTCTTTTAAGGTTGAGAATGAGGAAGTTTGGAATATGATAAAAGAGGGCAAGGTAAAAGGGTTTTCGGTTGAAGGGATATTTAATTACTCTAAGCCGCAGACAATTGAAGAACAAATGATGTCGGATATCATAGAAATCTTAAAGCAAGTAGATTAGGTTTTTCATAGTTTGGTTTTAGGAAAGGGGGTGTTTCTACACTCCCTTTTTTTGTCTATATGGTAATTTGCAATGTTTGTAACTATTTATTAATAAATTTTATGACTGCACAAGAAGCACTTTTAAAAATCAAGGCGATGTTTGCCGAGGCTCAACCTCAGGTAGCAGCCGTTGCTCTTGCCGAGTATGTACTCGAAGGTGGAGCAAAAGTAATGATTGATAAACTTGAACTTGGCGGTAAGGTTTCTATTGTTGATGAATCTGGTAATGAAATGCCTGCACCTGCTGGCGAACACAAACTTGCCGATGGTACAGTTATCACGCTGGATGAAAATGCAACAATCGTAGAAATCGAAAGCCCCGAAGTTCCTGTTGAAGAACCCGTAAACGAGGTAGAACTTTTGAAAAAGAAAGTTGCCGAAATGGAAGCACAACTCGCTGACTACGGAAAGAAGAAAGAAGATGAAAAAGCTATGATGGCTGAGCAATCTGCTAAGTTTTCACAAGCTATTCAAGAACTGACTGATGTAGTTATCGAACTGACTAAAACTCCTTCGGTTGAACCTACACAACCTAAAGAGGCTTTCAACAAGCACATCGAAAGCAAGAACGACAAGATTTCACGTTTTCTCAATTTGTACACTAAGAAATAATTTTTCAAACAATTAAAATTTAATAAAAATGGCTTTTGACGTATCAGCATTAGCAAACTATACCAAAGAGAATGAAGCTCTATTGGTAACTTCTTCCGTACTCGGAAGTAAAACCGCTACTTTGATTAAAGACCAAGGTAACGTAATGGTAGGTGTAAAATCTGCCGAGACAATCAACATTATGGATACTGACGCTATCTTCCAAAGCGGTTCATCTTGCGGCTTCAATGCCTCAGGTACTACCACTTTCACTCAGCGTACTGTAACCGTAGGTAAGATTAAAGTAAACGAATCTCTTTGCCCTAAAGACCTCGAAGCAAAATATTTGCAGAAGGCTCTGCCTGAGGGAAGCCGTTACGATTCAATCGCTTTCGCTGCCGATTATACCGACAAGAAATCGGCTCGTATCGCTTCTCAACTTGAAACTGCTATCTGGCAAGGTGCTACTGGCTCTGCCAACGTAAACCTTAACAAGTTCCAAGGTCTGGTAACTTTGATTGGTACTTCTGCCGTAGAAGCTAACAACACAACTTACTACGGAACTCCTGCCACTTCAATCACTACCGCTAACGTAGTTGCGATTGTAGATGCTCTTTATCGTGCTATTCCTGCTACTGTTGTAGCAAAAGATGATATGACTATCTTTTTGGGACAAGACGTATTCCGTACTTATACTATCGCATTGAAGAACGCTAATATGTTCAACTATGCTTTCGATGGTAAGGCTGATAGCGAGTTTTTCCTGCCTGGCACACCTATCAAGGTTGTTGCTACTCCAGGATTGAATGGTACAAACAAGTTGTACGCTATCCGTTTGAGCAATCTGTTCCTCGGAACCGACCTGCTCAATGAAGAAGAAAGATTCGAATTGTTCTATGCCAAAGAGGCTGACCAAGTTCGCTTCGTAAGCGAGTTTAAGATAGGTGTTAACGTAGCCTTCTTAGACGAGATTGCTTCTTTCATCATCTAATTTAAAAGTGGGTAATCTTTCGGGGTTACCCACTCTTAATAACTTTAAAAAATTTTTAATATGCCTTGTGCTTTAACTCAGG